ACATACTCAAGGTCGTCAATGCCCGTCCATTCCATACCCGCTAGGGTATCAATCTTGGTGCCGCTGTCACCACCACGAACGGGGATGTAGTAATCCTCGATCATGTTCTGTAGGTTAAATCGGAGATTGTATTCGCCAGTCTGCTCGTCAATGTATGGAACCTTCTTCATCTTGTCCATCATCTTTTGCATGTAGGCATCAACTTCATTTGGTGGGATATTGCCAATATCAGTATAGAAAATACGGCGCTCAGGCGCACGCATAATACGACTAATAAGCATAGCATCTTCCATGAGTGAAAGCTGCTTCCAAACTCGGCGACCGCCTTCAATCATGGACTTGCCATACGGAAGGAAGTTGGAATCAGAAATGAGTCGAAAGTGTGCCACTTCATAGTTTTCGAGCATTTCGGCCTGTGAGGTATCGGTAGGACGAAGTTGAAACTTGACGTAGCGTTTGTTGGAAGGGTCGGAATTTTCGATGCGCTCAACGTTATAAGCCGAAATTGGTTCAACCATATAGACGCCATATTCGGGGGTAACATACAATTTGAGATAGAAATCGCCGTACTTGCACATGTTACGAGTCCACGACCAAAGATTGAACCGAACATTGAGAATTTCGTCGAACAGGTTCTCAAGAATTCGCTTGACGTTATTGTTATTAGAGTGAACCGTAATCATCTTGCCGACTTCATTGTAAGTCAAACATTCGTCGGCATAAATGTCGAGCGCCGAAGAGAGAATTGGGTCCATGTCCATCGTGTCATAGTCACGAAACAAGTCCATTCTTGCCGCTTGGTATGACAGGGCGAAGTCACGGCTGTAAGCATTATAAGCCGTGGAGCGGATACGATTGAAACGGTCACGAAGACTATTTCTATCTGTAGCATACATGATGCTATCGGTATCTTTTATCTTGAGTTGCTTACCACCAACGTTACGTACAATAACGTCCGTAGAGAACAATCTCTTTAACCTCGCATATAGCGATTGTTTCTTTACGTCGAGAATCTCGTCGTCAAATGGCTTGACTGATGATTGATTTTGATTTGATGGCATCTGGTTTCCTTTTGTTTAGTGTGTATGTGTCGAAAGACCACCAATGGTCCTTTTGTATAAATATGATGGAATTAACCTAAAAGCCACCGCAAATCCTCAGTATTTTGCTTGCCGAACCCTTGGCGTCCAGTATTCATTTTCCAAGCATTAAAACCAGTTTGACCCTGCTTCACTTTGTAGAACGGCGTTTGGTCCATTTTGTCTTTGGTCATAGCTCCAACAGCAATCTTAGTAAGTTCAACTCCTTCTTGACGCAGCCGAAGGGCTGTATCACGTACCCACAGGGCAATACAGAGTGCCATTACTAAGTCGTCATTGTAGCCTTCCATCGCAATAGCTTTGCCATTTTTCCAAATGAAAGTTTCCATTTCTGCAAGAGTACGCTTGGAACGAATCTCAATGGCCATCTGGCGCATATAGTGTTCCATATTGTCAATGATAAGTGGACGAGTCTTGATATTGGTACTGAAACCCGGAACGAGTTTCTTATCTTCCGACGCCCAACTATTGTGCAACTGGCGTTGAACTTCTACATATTTCAGGTCGGCGGAACTGTAGAAAGTATTCGGATAACCTCGGTCAATGACCTCTTGAATAGTGCCCCATCCAACGTTTTCACGCTCGACTACGAGCAGACAGCTATTGTACTCCGTAGCCAATGCTACAAGGAAATCACCGAAATCTTTGGTGCTAATCTTGCCTTTATACTCTGCAACTTGAACCGGCTTTTCTTTACTGATGTCTAGTACATGAGCCGCCGAATAATCCTCACCATCACCACGAGCTACGTCAGCCGCAATCACATAGGTATGCATTCTATCAGGATATTCCCAAATCCATAGGTTCTTATCCATACCACGACATTCCAGTGGGTCCATCGCCTTGTTCTTCTTATAGAACTCAACGATATTAAGGTCAACAACGTTATCACCTGATGCAAGGAAATTACAATCGTATTCCTGTGAGGCTTTCTTGGGGTTGCCTTGCTTCTCACCTTCAATCCTACGCCACTCTTCGTCACGCTCGGGGTGAAGTTGCCACGGGAGGGTGATAGGATGAAAACCATTCTTACCAACTGTATTGTGTAGATTGTCCATTTCCGCCCCTTGCCACATTTTATGGAACCAGTTACCAACACCACGGGGAGTGGAAAGAACAATAGCATTACCACCCGTGGACAACGTTGGTTGCGCCGAAGTCCAAAGGTCTTCGGCAGTGTCAATAAGGGCAGCTTCGTCAATAATCAGAAGAGAAAGGGCTTGACCTACACCCGACTTCTTTGTGGTGGAGGCAGCTTGAATGCGGGAACCATTTACAAATCTCATGGACAACCGATTGTCCTCGTCACAACGGACCTTGAGCCAATTTGGTAACTCAGAATGAGCATCTCGAACCTTGGTCACAATATCCTTGGCATCATCTTGCTTCAATGAAATCAGAAGGACATTTTTATCCTTATTGAAAACCATCAGCCACAAAGAATAGGCAGCAACAAGAGTTGAAATACCCATCTGTCGAGATTTCAAAATGATATTGAACTTATGGTCGTGGAAATCTTGAAGCGTCTGCTCTTGAAACTTGTAAAGGTCAAAGAGAATCGTGCCTCGAATAGGGTGTTTGATTTTGACATAGTGCCTCATGAAGTACACAGGCGACTCCAAACACTTTTTATATTCATCTCTGATTAAGTCTTGGTAGCAGATTTTTCCGTCTGGCATAATATGTCTAGGTTGTATTTGGTCGCCGCTTCAATGTACTTTGCTTTCTGTTCATCACGGATTCTCACCAGCGCATCAATGCGAAGGTTTGCTTCCTTCAAATCATTTTTGGCAGCTTGAACAATTTCATCGGCGTTGGTTGTCTTCCATCTCTCCGTGAACCCCTCGGAGTTACAAATCATGGTCATGTCAGCGTCTCCCGATTCAAAGTACGTGATGGTCTCTTGAATTTTATCTCTCAAATCCTTTGTAGCACCAAGTTCGTTAGAGGCCAATTTGTACGTCTCGTAGTTGTTATAGATACCCAGAATACGTAATTTGGTCTCATAATCAATGAGGCACCCCTCACAAAGACCCGTTCGTACATAAAACAGGCGGTCTGCTTTACTCCCCCATTTAATGTCTTGACCACACTTGCACTTTTGGACACCGATGGCCGACCGCACGATGTTTGCCACCCGATTGACCTTCTGAGGGCCACTGACCTTCTGTTCCCACTCCTGACCCGACTTGTCCGTCCAATGCTCTCCTACGACCCGTTTCTTATATTTCTTGCCCGTATATCCGACTTGAATGAACGGACGGACCCCCGCCATATAATCTCTGACTATTTCAATATTGCTTTTCATAACTGTAATACACCTTTCCGTATGTACATAGGTAAATACAGGCTAAAACCCTCATACAACCTTATAAATATGTCGTTTTGGCCCCTGCGGGGTCAACATAAACCCGTCTTCCAAAGACATTTGGGGTACTTCCACTATAACGAACAGCGATGGAACGGCCAACATATGGTATCCCACCCTCAACGGTACATACATTGATGTAATCCTTGGTAATGACACTTGTGTTAGTAGGAATGAGGGACAGATCAGAAATATCTGTATAACACACTGACCCCTCTCCTGATAGTGGAGGATAATGTTGCGGAATGTTATATCCCATGAATCTCCGCACAGCGTTGCACTGGCCTATGTTAGGCAGGTAGAGTTGCCCCGTAACAGTTAGTGTAGGAAGGGTGCTTGGAATGCCCCCACTGCCTCCCGCAGAGCCAAGAGCATTGCTTCCAAACAAACTTGCACCAGCAGGGTCAAACGCCTGAACAATGGGGTCCAGCGTGTGAATCAAATTATAATTGGCGTCGAACAACTCGGACTTCAAAGTCCATTTCTCATTAGCAATATTGACGGGGAATGGAATTTGAACTACACACGCCCCCGGCGAATAACCATAGTCCCCATAGTTCTTCATGGATACGTTTTGCAATTGCACTTCACAATTGAGTGGAACAACAACAAGTGTTCCATAATAATCATTGAGTGGAGTGAAGAACATCTTTTGTGCATCTGAGAAAATACGACTCTTGACTTTTTCCGTTACCACAACCTCTCCAAGCTTAAGCCCATAGGGTGGGGTGTAGTTTTTCTCAGTGATAATACTCGGTATTGAACTCGTTAAGAAGAACATAACTTTCGCCGTAGATTCTCGATTCTTATTGACAATTATATCTACGGCCAGAACAAAAAGAACATTCTTTTCGACGAAAATGAAATTTGAAGTATATCCAACTCCCGAAAATTCACTAAATTCGGCAGCGTCATATGGATAGTAGTTTGAATCGTTGATTGTTCCCACGGCCCCAGCTTTGGCTATGACGTACGAGTTTCCATCTGCCGCTGTATAGTCGGGGGTAGGGCTTATAATCATCGAATCGAGTCTGGGCTTATTGCTGTAAACCAAATTCAACGATGCCGAAGATGCAAACCAATACTGATTGATATGGTCTTGATTGACAAAAGTGCCAATGGTCGAGAAGTTTTTATTGGCCGTAATTGGGTCAATCAAAAGTTCGGATGGCCCAAGAATTGTATCATCAATCAATTCGAAATTGCCGGGGTAGATGTTACTTCGAGCATATAGCTTGTGACGAGCTACATAGCCCGAAAAAGTATCAAGATTTCGATACACAAGGTCCACATAGGACTTCTTCATTAGCGAAGCAGACCCCTCTGCTGTAACATATTGTTGGTACGGGGTTGATGCACTTAGAACCGTAACACTTCCCGTCAGCGCCGAGGCGGTATAGTAAGTAATAACAGTGCTAAGTCCATATCCTGTTACCAAACCATAAGTAAACGGGGTTATATGAATAATCCGACTTCCTGTTACTGCCTGAACTATGAAATTACTTGCTGTTACAGGATAAATATTTGGATATGCTCTAACGGCAGGATTGAATGGGGGATACAAATCACTGTCAAGTGTAAGTGACGAATACTTTATTGTCACTTCTTCACCTACCATTGACGCCGTGAATGTATCGGTATTGACATTAACTTCCATGTATCCGGGGAGAGTATCGTGAATCCACACTGCTGTACAAGGAGCGGTAATTGCCTGACGAAGATACGTAACTTGAGTATAACTACTCGTGAATCTCCCGCCCGAAGATGATAACTGAGCAACAAGTCCAAGCGGAATAGTACTTACTTCAATTTCAGTAGTACTTCGAACTTTATTGATGGTCGCAGTGACATCAGTATGTTTGTAACTGTAAATTGTAGGATTGTTTTGAAGCTTAACATCGGCATAATCGTAATGAAGCGTGATGGGCTGACCTTCCATTTGACTATTGAATGAATCTACACGATTATTGGGACTGCCGCTATATGACCACAAAACAATCTTAGCATTAGACGGTAGTTGCGGCACGGAGTTATCGTTTCCCTTGGAGAAACTCCCACCCGCATTTTCAATATTCCACCAGAACGACCCCGAGACCGAGACTACACTTGACAGAGTGGAACCAGTTACATTTTGGATGACGGGGTATAGAAGCGGACGTGCTTCCATATACGGTCCATTATTTCCCTCCTCGGCGCTAAGAAAACGTACACGAGAGACATTTTGATACGTCGTATTGATAGTAATATTGGCAGACCATCGAACTACTTCCCCCCTAGTCGTAGTGCCAACAAGAAATATCTTTCCCGCCCCGCTGACCGTTTCTTTGTAAACATGAATAGCAACCGTAAAGTTGGCAATGTCAACAAAATTGCTCTTCGGGGGTGGGGCAGCTAAGTATAGTGAATTGCCCTCAGAATCGAGAACTTCGACTTTGATTTCGGAACCGTCTTGGAGAAAGTCAGACCCGTTGAAAGAGATGCAGTTCTTTCCCGCCGTAAACACGGGGTTGAATTCGACGACTTTGAAATACTTCGATAGGTGGGCAGTATCATCAATATCCACCCGTATCTCGTCAAGCCCTTGGGCTATGCCGGTAGTGGTATAACTGGAATCACCCCGTTTTCCGAAGCTGGTAAGTAGTTGTTTGGCCATATGTACAGGAGGGTATAACCCCTCCTATACATATTGGAACGGTCTCGGTTTGTGTACAGCAAAAAGGCGAGGGAATCTTCCCTCGCCTTTTATCAGGAGAGATCAACCATTCCACTTGAAGGAGTGAATGAATTGCATGACGTTTTCTTCTCGGTCCTTTCGGTTTGGAACCGGAGTATTATCAAGACCATCCTCGAACCAGTTTCGATAATCCTGATACATAGGGCGGGGATAATATGTAATAGGGCATCCAAGGTCTCGAAGACGGGCGATGAGTTTTTCCGCAGGTCCATCGGCGATTTTGCGGTGTCCCTCTTTGGCGATGTCATAATGCTCGGGGAGAAGCATATCTTGACCAAGAGCAAACGTAACGTCCATCGTCTTTCCCTTAACGACGGTGTAAATGGTGTTCTTTTTTGGAAGTCCACAGTTCCACATAACTGTGCCTTGGTTGGTTGATTTTGTTTCCTCTTCGATGGGAATTTTCCCCCAACTAATCCTCAAATCTGGAGACCGCTGAGACCCCTCGGGCTGAAAAACAAGATGCGGGCGCACGTCGTCTATCAACTGACGAATAAGTTCCTTCCGATGCTTACAATCTTTGGGATATTTGGAGTTTGCCTTGTCAAAACATTGAAACCCCAACGGTTTGAGTTTTTTTGAGAAGGCGTCGAAGAATGCTTCTTCGAAATTCAGACTGCCGCCGAAGACTCCGGTCTTTGCTTGTTCGAAGACGGACAGGATTGCTTCATTTATTACGCCCGAAGTTAAGGATGTTGTTTCTATTTTCATACATTTTGAAGTATGTTATACTGATGTTAGGTCTTTGCCCACATCATTTGTAACCCGATAGGCGTGTTTGCTTTCTCTAAGTTAGGTGATTATTTTACCATGCATGTCCATTGATGTCAATAGAAAATCACTCGGGACATATTTTATTGTATAGTTCTAATGTATGATGACGTTCTGTTATACGACCCTCCGCAATATCAAAATACTTTTTATTGAGTTCTATTCCGACAAAATTTCTGCCACAGTTCACGGCGGCAACCCCAGTGGTCCCCGACCCCATAGTACAGTCTAATACCGCATCACCCTTGTTGCTGTAAGAGTTCACTATCCATTCCATCAAAGCAACTGGTTTCTGTGTTGGATGAAGACCCCGTTCTTGGGGGAATCGGAGAATAGACCCAGGAAATCTTGTTCCTTTATTGTCAATTGGAGTTTCTTTGGTTTGGGAAATCCCCCCGGCTTCCCCTCCGCTTCGATTTGTATTCCATTTGTATGGTTTCCCTGCCACCATCTGTGGATTATATGTAGGTTTTTCTTTATAAAACACGAGAACGTTTTCGTGCTTTTTCATCGGCATATTTTTTGCATGATACGGACTTGTCCCATTTGGTTTTTCCCATATTAATTCATATTTAAGCATCTTGGGATTTGAGGCAGCAAGTACCCACGTAAATGGTTGTTGGCAGGTGAAAACATATGTTGTGTTCGGCTTGCCTACTCGCAACAATTGTTCCCACAATTTGTCAAGTGGAATAATACTGTCCCATTTACACGCAGTAGTTCCGTAAGGTAAATCCGTCATTACTAAATCTATTGAGGCGTCTTTTAATTTTGGCAAAGCCTCCAGACAATTTTCATTATATAGTTCTACGTTGGTCATCTTCTTTGTAGTCGTAACTATACTACAATCTAACAATGGTAGCAACTTATTATAGTCGGTTGGGATTATCCGCCCGTAAGGTCCGAATATCCACGGCAGCGGGATAGTTCCCCCATATTTTTTGACGGTCTGTATGGCGTCTTCCCACCTGAAAATTCGTTTAGCATTTTTCATTGTGACTTATTATAACATGCAATTATAATAAGTCAACATCAGATTTCAAAATTTCCAAATCTGCCCTCTATAGGCGTCATACCGCCAGAATTCACACCCCAAATGGTCCTTGATTTGCTCCATCCTCACCAAATCCTTCTCCCTGAGACGCCCGTGGCGTCAGTTAGTAATTTTTCCATATCTCTGGACTGACTATATTTTATGCGGAGTAAATCTATTCCCTTCGATTTGGCATATTTGGTTTTGATTTTGTCTCGGTACTGTATTTTCTTTAGCTGGTCGGGCGTTATCGTATATTTTCCTATTTTACATAATTTGTAATGCTGTGGACCATCATATTCTATCAACAAGTTTCTATGTGGAAGGAAAAAGTCAAATTTTAGCGGATAATTTGTTTCTGGGTTTCGGCAATCTTGAAATATCTTTTGAGAGACATAACCTATTTTATGTGCGTCCAACCATAATTGAATTATTTCTTCGGTTTTGGATTGGTTACATTTCGGGCATCCCTTCCCATTTAGATGACTATTTGGGTGTTGTATAAAATCCCCGTGGAATTTGCACGTTATTTGTATCTTATGTTTCTTTCCTCTGTAAACTACTTTAGAATAATCGTACTTATAACCATGTTTTTTGATTGCAGCATTAAGAAATTCGTGTTGGGTATTTATTTTTTCTTGGTCACTACAAGTACGACACTGATAACCCCGAAGATGACTATGTGGCGTTTGATAAAATTCTCCATGCCTTGGGCATATAACAATGACTTTACTTTCATTGGATATATAATTAACTTTGGAGTAATTATATTTCTCCCCGTGAATACTCCGAGACCTTGTTATAAATTCGCCAGTAGTAAGATAACTATACCTTGGATATTTTGGTACTATAGTATTTTCGCATTCGCTCTTTACTAATCCGCTTTTTGTGTCGGTAGTAATACTCCCTACGCCATCTTCGTTGTGCTTCACGTTGTTCATCTTCGGTCCTGTATTTCAGTTGTCGGCCCATGTTGGCCTCCTTCCTATAAATATATTGCTCCTATCAAAAAACTCCTACAAAATGAAAATATTTTCATTCATATACTACGTTGGCAAACCCACCGTTGCGAGTAATTTCTATCTGTTTATCTACTGCGTCACGCAGCGCCTCGTTATGAGAGATGATTATAACAAAATCATAACTATTTTTCAACAAAGTAAATAACGTTGGCATTGCAGCAAGATTATCGGCGTCTAACGTGGACCATCCTTCGTCTATCGCTAAAAAATTAGGAGAGGGGAGATTCGAAATCGCCGTTAACGCAGCACGAATGACTACACTCGCAACGAACCGCTCATAACCCGAAGATAATTCTATTGGGTATTTGCCGACATCCGAATAAACAATATAAGGCACGACATTCTTCCCGTCTGTCTCAAATTGAACTGTGAAATCAACAATTTGCGAAAGAATAGAATTGACCTCCCGTTCTATTTCGGGGCACACATTGCATATTACTTGGTAAGAAATTCCGTCTCTTCCAACTGCTTGTAGATAACTTTGATAGAGACTAAGTTCCTCCTCCATTGCAGTAACGTCGGCAAGGGTCTTCTTAACCGTATCAATGGTTGACCTGAACAACTCCCGCTTGCCAGAAATATCCATGAGAGATTGGTGTTGTTTCTGAAACATAACGTCAAGTTTAGCGAGCGTAGTACGAAACGCATTGATTTTGGATTGTACCTTGGCGTTATTCTCCACGGCCACTTCATTGCGGTGATAGATTTCGATTTGTTGATTGACCGCCTTGGCAGCAGTATCCAGACGCTCAAGTTCATTGGTGGAGATAATAATACTCTTGCTTGCTGCCGCACACTTATCCTTAATGGTTCCACGTTCCGTCAGCAGTTTGGTATAGGTCTCATAGGTATTTTCTACCCACTTGATTTCTTCAAGCTTCGTGCGGAGGCCATCCAGATGGCTCATCATACCATTGGTTTCAATCTTGTCATCGGCCAATTCTTTCTTGGCTTTGGTCGCATCTTTGACGAAATCATTGTCAACGCAGAATTTGCAGTTGGGGTCATACTTGTGGTTCTTGAGCCGTTCGACTTTATCCAGCTTACCCTTGATTTCGACCTTCTTCAAGTCAATCTTCTGCTTGAGTGCAGTAATCTTGTCGGACAGTTCCTTGTAAGTCTTATGGGCTTCCACAAAGTTAGACTTCTCAATCTTATCAACCTCACTATTGATGTCAGTAAGTTGCTTTTCAAACCCGACGAGAGACTCTTTCGTATCAGTAATGTACTTACGCTTGGCCGCAAGGGTCGTCTCAGCAGTTGTTTTACGAGTTTCCAATGATGATAGGTCTGTCGGGACGCTCGTATCCAATTTGATGAGGCTGGCTGTCTCAGCGATGATTTCTTCATTTACTTCGGCAATCTGCTTCTTCAAACTTTCTGCTTGCTCATTAGCCGCAGTAAACAACGCCCCGGCGTGAGTCAATGCCGCCTCATTCTGTTGAATGTCGAGTTGGTAATTTTTATCCTTGTGGGTCTTGAGAACGGCTACGAGTTCCTTGTTGCGTTCGCCTGCGGACTCATGTAAGCGGTCAAAAACATTAAGGCCAATGAACTGAACCAATAGGTCTTTACGTTCACTATTGCCCATATCAATGAATGACGTTAGGTTCTTGGCGTTCTGGAATGAGGCGGCAGTAAGGACGAAATCCTCGTACGTTCCAATATAGTCACGGATAATGTCATTGGTGTCCCGTCGCACTGTGCCGTGGAGTTCTTCTTCAATCCCGCCAACCACCTTCCAGAAGCGAACATCTACCTTCACATTGCCCGAACGAGTCGTACTACCTTTACGTTCAATGAAGTAGCGCACCCCCGAAATTTCGAATTCCAATTTACATCGGAATGAAGTCTTTTGCACGTTGAGAACATGAAGCCCCTTATAACCACGGTCAAACTTGTCAAAGAGGCAGAAGATAATGGCCGAGAGGATACTTGACTTACCCGACTTGTTGGGTCCAAAGATACCATAGACCCCCGCCATTTGTGTAAAGTCAATGACATTGCCTTCCCCATAAGTGAACATATTGTCAAACTCAAATCGGATTGGTTTCCACTTCAAATTGCGAGCAAAATCATCACGCTTAATGGGTGCATTAGTGTCCTTATTGAC